GAAACCAATGTGGTGCGATTTCTTTCATGCTATCGAACCATTCAAGTAAGGTTAAAGGTTTGCCATCTTTGCCAAATACGCCGTCTTTGGCAATGGCGTTGCCCTCATCGTTAATATCAAATGCTGATTGTGCTCGTAAAAGCGCGTCATCAAATGCCGATGGGTGAATAGCCAATTTTGCTCCCACTTCGCGAACGCTTGCAGATAAAGCACGTTGTGCAAATTTTGCTAAACGCGCATCTTTATTATCTAAATCGCTTTGCAATTTAGACAGCGTTTTATCGTAATCTGCTTTCATGCGCTCTGCGCGTTTTGCCAGCACTTCATCAATTTTGCCCTCAGTAATCAGCTTGGCTTCTTCTTGGTCAGCAAAATTTTTCAAAATTGCCTGAACCGCATCAGGGTCAATGCCCTCAAAGCGTGCCAATTGCGCTTTTAATGCTTTTTCTTTGCTGATTAATTCGTTGTTTTTATTTTTTAGTCCAGCGACTTGTTCAGCGATGGCTTTGTCTAAATCAGCTTGGGTGAATGTTTTTTCAGGCTGCCCTTGACCGCCCGAAGTCCCCCCTTCACCGCCATCACCTGCTTGTTGGCAAAGAGGAAATTTTAAAAAAGAGGAATAAAAAGTCATGATTGTTGTCTCCTAGAAACAAAAAAGCCCGACTGAGTCGAGCATTAAAAAGCAGCTTAAAAAAATCAAGCTGCCTGAAAAATTAAAAATTGGTATAATGAAAAAGTGACATCACTGAAACACGGTGAATCTCCCCGCCGTAGCCATTATGCGCGCGTGGCAGTGATATGTGGCGATTATCGCAGCATGGGAGCCTGCCCAGCGATGTCATTTTCATTCTTTTAATATAATACCTTTTCGCATTATTCTACTTATTTCTTTTTTATCGCTATTACTGATTTTAGATAATCAAATAATTCCTGCCATTGTTGCTCTGTGTAATCATCGTTCGCCCAAGAAAGTGTATCTGCCACATTTTCCCAAAATGGCGCATTAGTTTGTTCAAAAACGATTAAAGCCAAATCTTCCAATGTCCAAGCAAACGCACAGCGAAAGTGATTTAAATCATCATGCCGTTGTTGAAAATCTATTTGATAATCTTGCGGCAATAATTCGGCAATACTTTCATCTTTACCCTGCGTTTGAATAAATGCGCTGGCAATTTTTTTAAATGTAGAGATTAGATTTGTTTCCATGTTGATTTCACGCTATTTTTTCTTATAAGGGTAACAAACGTACCGTCATCAGTTGACTGGATTAAAGTCATCTTCATTTTATCATCAATCCACACTAACCGACCGTCTTCCTGAATGTATTTAGCTTGGTTATTTAAAATAAATTGTTTTACATCATCACTGGTAATAATTGGACGATGTTTACTATTTCTATCTAATAATCTTGCAATAAAATGACTGTCTAATTCAATGTTTTCATGTTTAAAATCATAATAAGTTGATTTTGCTTTTTCTTTAAATTCATCAGACCAGTTTTTACGCTCAATCGCCCGAATTGTCTCAGGTATGCTTAATTTATCCTGCAACTGTTCCAAAGTAAGCGGTTTCAAACCGTCCAACGCTTCATACAACTGAATTTTACCGTCAAACAACATTTGCCCAATGCCTTTGCCAAACTGTTCTTGTAGTTGCTCAAGTGTTCGTGATTGAACCCAGTCGCTGCCTGAAAAGCCATCAAACGGTTCATTTAAATCATACACATAAACTAATTGACTACGACAATTCGGATGCAACGGCGGACGTTTAAATAGCTCGTTATGCCCAATCGGTTCATGTTTTTTGTCCCACAACAAACCATTGCGATGCGTGCAAACCGTGCTGGTTTTGCCGTCCAAAATACTCAAATGCCGAAATCCTTTCACAAACGGATTCAGTTTCGCAAATGCTTCATGCGCCGTATGCGATACGCTGTTTATCCATGTTCGCGTCATGGTTTTAGCGGTGTTTTTGGCACGGTCAAAAAAATCGCCCAACTCGGATAAGTTAGGCGTGGTGTCGTCAATTTTGGCTTGTCGCAGCCATGCTTTGATTTTATTGCTTAAATCGTGGCGTTGCTTGGCAATGGTTTCAGGCAGCGTCAAACCGCCAAGTGTAAATTTAGCCGCCAACTCTTTAAGTTTTTGTTGTGCAAATGGAATGATTTTGTCTTTGAGTTTATACGCTGCTGCCAAGCCGCCTAAAGTTGCCGCTAACCACAACATCTCGCTATCTAGCACAGGCAACACATCTAAAATATTTAAAATGCTTTCGTAGCCATGTTTGACGATGTGTTCAATGTGTTCAATTTGCGTATTTAAGCTGCCTGAAACCATTTTGCTGCTCACATCGTTTTGCATATTATCCAGCAACGCAAACACATCAGCACGAACGATTTTCTCATACCGCATTAAATCAATCTGATGCGTGATGAGTTCAAAAATAAGGGTTTTATTCATAGTTTGGCTGCCTGAAAATTCATCTCCAAACTGCCTTGTAATTGAAGGCGGTTTTGTTCGTCTTGCCATTGGCGCAAGGGCGACAATAAACCACGTTTTTTGGCTTCTTCAAACACAGTTTCGTGGCTTAAAATGCCTGCGGTATTCATTTTGAGTAGGACATCAAGGCTAGCCGATGGGTTGTAATCAGCATCAATGCTGCCTGAAATTTCCACGTTGCCGCCGTCATTTTGTCCTTGCCACATTGCCATTAAATCCAATACTTTACCAACGGCGTCTTCCAACAAATTGGCATAATGCCGCAACAAAGAAACTTCGCGTCCTGCTTCATCGCGTGCTTGGCTTTCGGTAAGCGCAAGTTTGGTGCGCGTGAGCAGTTTGGCACCTGCCGCTTGCATATCGCTTTCCAATTTTTCCAACGCGTTAACGCCTGCGGCAATGGCTGCCCCCGAATGCTCCACATACGACAAATTACCTTTTTCACCGACACTAATTAAGCTACCTGCACTGCTAACAACGCTGTCAATGTTGTCTTGTCCTTGATATTGCAACAGCGGCACACGGACATAATGCGTAATATTGTCTTGGTCTGACTGCGATTGCCAATGCTTGATATTCAAATATGCCAGTTCTAAAAGCGGCGGTTTACCTGTAAAAAAGCCTGTTTTCTCTAAAACCAAATCCACAATCGGAATCCTATCCAACGGTTTACCATTGTTCATCAAATGCGTTTCAGAATGCAGTATCGTTTCGCCTTTTTCGTTCATGCGATAACGTCGAACGCGCCCAATTTCATGGACATTGATTTGCTCAATCTCACGCTCACCAAATTCACCATCATATTCTGTGATGGTTTGCCGATAACGAAATTGTGTACAAATTGCCTTGCCGTTTTGCATGGTATAACGAAAGCCCAGCACATCTGCATTTTTAATTAATACAACATAAGGGCGTAGCCCCAGCCGTTTTTCATCTGCGCGGGTGATGTTGCCATCGCTTTGAGGATAGTCAACTAAAACGTAACTTGCGCCTTTGGCAAGCGCGTCCGAAAACCACGCAGCACAAAATACATTCATGGCGGTGTTTTGTAGGTCCATATTGGGGAGAAAATCTTTTAGGCTGCCTGAAACTTGGCTGGTATCCCAATCTTGAAAAAACACGCGCCCAACCATTTGCCCAATGGTTTCTTTCAAAACAGGCAACAAAGTTGAGGTAGCAAGGCGGTCAAGATAGGCTTCGCGCGTTTCGTTTGCCCATTGTGGTAGATAGGCTTTGCCGTGCATTCGCATGATTTGAGTGCCACCGAGCAGTGCGTCAATCATGTCGCCGTAAATGTGCATTTGCGCTACGGCGGTAGTTTTGTGATGAGGGGCGTCCATATGCCGTGACCTTATAAAATTTAAAATTACAATCTAAAATCTACGCGTTTGGGTTCGTTAGCTTGTTTGATGAGTGGCGCAAGTGCGTATCGCAGCGCGTCTATGTAATGGTTGAACGCGTCCACCAATATAGGCAACACATCGCCGCTTAAGCGGTCGGTTTTGTAGCTGTATAAATTCATTTCATTGAGTGTTTGTTTACAACTGGGGTGAATGTAAATTTTTTCAAACGTCTTAATAAACTCAATGCCGCTTTCCACGCTGCCTTTATTTTTTTCTACGGCAACAATACGCGGTAAACCATGTCGACGCAGATAACTGATACTCTCAGGTCGTGCGCTGTCCGCACGAATGATGTGTTTATCGATTTCGGGCATTGCGGCTTTCAGGCAGCCTACGGTGTCGTCCAATTCTAATTTTTTGCCGCCTGCTTCGCGATAAATCCATAAGCAATTATCCGAGACATAACACTCAATGGCAGCCGTAGGGTCTTGAGAAAAACCAAAGTCCAAGCCGAAATACGCGCCGTTCCAATGTTCTTGCGGTTCAAATTCGCACACGGTGTATTTGCCAGCGAATACTTGCGCCTCTGATTGCTCATAATATGCGCCTTCCCAAATCCATGCGTAACGTGCTGGATCCAATACGGTTTGTTGATATTGGCGTTGCTCTTCGAGCACATCGGGAAAAAACGGATTGTCGTTGTAGTTC